TCAATAGCACACATCAATGACAAGATCGCTGATGAGTACAACAGAGTATTCAGCAAGATAGAAGTTCCAAAGAAACCCAGCATAATCACGTAATGGCACACTTTGACAAACACTCGAAAAGTATCACTGCTCTTGTAGACGTATCGGAGGCCATGTTGAACGCGATGGAGAAACACGGTATAGATCCTGAGACTGTGGCCAACAGGAACGAGTTCACTGTGATGATACACTTTTTGAAGAGTATAATCGATGGTGAGTTAAATATACCAAACGAACTGACGGATCGCATCAGAGACACAGCGTTCCAGATAGACATGGATCAGAAGTTAGACAAAAAACTGAACTGATGATCGAGAGGACTCAAGACTTTCACCCCTCTATAAACACTCTGCAAGTCATCAACGCAAGGAGAAACGATGACTTACTACTCAACTAAAACATACGGACACAACATAGGACTATCTGCGGTGTTCAGACAACCCAACGCAGATCACTCACACTGTCACCTACTGCACGGATATAGCCTGGCATTCAAATTCACATTTGGTTGCAAGGATCTGGACAACAAGAACTGGGCGGTGGACTTTGGTGGATTGAAACCTTTAAAGGCATGGTTAGAGAATCACTTTGACCATAAACTGGTCTTGGATGAGAATGATCCACATCTAGACAAGTTCAAGGAACTTGAAGAGTTGGACCTCGCCGACATAAGAATATTCGATGGCGTGGGTGCTGAAAGGTTTGCGAAACATGCCTTTGATGCCGCTGATGACATAATCAGAGCGGCTACAAATAACAGGTGCTACGTTGTTGAATGTGAATGTATGGAACACGGAGCCAACAGTGCCATCTATAAGAAAGAATAAATTCATATATGATATGGTGAGGGTAGGTCTCACGCATAAGGCCTACTACTTCCAGATCTATGACACACCTCTTGGTCACAGATGGCTAGAAGGACTCAAAGACAATCTCAAAAAAGAGAGGATACTTGAGAAGAACTTCTGTTTCCTCGGTTTTGCTGATTCCAAGAGAAATTTACACTATCTCGTAGGGGAGTTGAACAAGAACATCGCAATCATTAACTCATTCCAATTCTCACCAGCGTATGAAAAAATTGATCCTTTCAGTTTAGATGATTTCCAGTACAGCAGTAGCCTGCCCATAGGGAAGGCAGTTGACGGTGACGTATCCAAGACCCCTGGCAAAAGGCTCAAGCACGAGAGTTGTAATCTCCTGCATAGGTATTTTGAAGAACTACAGGGCACAGCATGGCAGATATCATATCTCTACAAACAAGCGGACTCAGAGACAAAGTATGCGATAAGGCAACTCAACAACATCTGTCATGAGATAGAAAGTTGGGTGAATTCTGATCGTAAAAAAGCAATCGCACCAGAATGGATGAGACCTTCACAGATAACGACATTTTTGAATGCACCGAGATATGATTTACACGAAGAGGACTTTGAACTGTTCAAGCAGAACAGGTATGACAGAGAGCTGGGTGGTGTGTACCTGCATTGGTCACAGGTGGGTAAAACACTGTATGAAGTTTTCAGGGACGAACACGCACCTAGGATGACCGAGGCGTTGTGTTCAGAGATCAATCATCAGAAATACTACTCTGGCGAATTCGACGTGGAGTGGGGACAGACCATCACAGAACAACACGATTTCAAGAAAGAGGAAATGGATGACTACAGGACATGGTTGGAAGACAACGGTTATGAGTGGGATGATCCCAAGTTATCTCTTGGATACATCAAGATAGGGCAGGTCGACCTGCAGAGAACATTTGGTTCGGATGCCTCGATACACGACATACATAAAGTAATGAATGACAATTTAAACATAACCAGCATTAGGACCATACACGGACCATCGATAGAAACCGATTACCCATACACGCTTGATAGTGATGACTGGAAACAGATACAGATAGAAGGATTGAAGCAGGGATATGAATCACGTAGTGTGCGTTAAGTGGGGGACCAAGTATCCTTCGATATATGCAAACGTTCTGAACAGCATGGTGAAAAGGCATACCACAGTGCCATACCAGTTCCATTGCTTAACTGATGATCCCACCGGACTAGACCCAGACATCAATGTGATAAAATTGCCCAAGGATCCTTGGATCAAATCATGGTGGAGCAAGTTGTGGATGTTCGCACCGGAAATGCCTCTGAAAGGCAACATATTATTTTTCGATCTCGATGTTGTGGTATTTGACAACATAGATCAGTTGTTCTCACACACAGGAAAGTTTAATATAATTAGAGACTTCAACAGGTGTAGAGTCAAGGACTGGAAACTGAGTAATTCCAGTTGTATGCGTTGGGAGGCGGGCACGATGAACTACCTGTGGAACGAATTTAAAGATAGGTCAGCACAGATCATGCAACAGAATCACGGAGATCAGGACTGGATAACCAAGAGAGCCAAAGACGAGATCACTTGGTTCCCAGATGAATGGATAAGATCATACAAGTGGGAGATGATAGGACTAAAGGACACTAAGTTACTGACCAAGGACGGAAAGAAATGGTTTAGAGAACCAGTGAAAATAAAACCCAACAACAAAGTGGCTGTGTTCCATGGATCACCCAATCCGATGGAATGTGGAGACCAGTGGGTCATAAACAATTGGAAGTGATGGCGAGTTACGGCAAAGTGAAAGTCAAGAGGAATAACCCAAGGTTGAACGAGGTGCCAGAAGACTGTGGCTACATGCAACGGTTCGAGCACAACGTCGACATGAACAGCAATGGTGTAATGGCAGAATGCATAGACTGGTGCCAGGAAAACTGTGAAGGCAAGTGGGGTTGGTGGTTCGAACCCGTAGGAGAAATAGAGAATCCCAAGAGCCATTGGGAACATCAGAACGCATACATGAGTTTCGAGAAGAAATTGGACGCTACCAGATTCTGGATGAGCGTGGGAATACAGAACAGCAACAGGAGAGAAGTATAATTACTAGTATGAAACCATTCGAAATAACAGACAGTGCAAAGGCACAGATCGAGAGATTGCTGGAGAAGAACACAGGCAAGTACGCAGTCAGCCTGGCGGTGCTAGGCGGAGGCTGTGCAGGATTCAAGTACGAGTGGGGATTCGCTGAAACCAAAGAAAATGTCGCTGAAGGCGATCACACGGAAGACTGGGGCACGGGCAGGTTCGTGGTTGATGAGACCTCGTTGTTGTATGTCATGGGCACCAAGATCGACTGGGTGGAGGAAACCTTTGGATCACAATTCGAGATATCCAATCCCAACAGTTCAAGCTCGTGTGGGTGTGGAGAATCGTTTGGCATATAATGGATACCGCTTTCATAATAGGCAACGGTGAATCAAGAAATATTTTTCCAATAGGTAACCTAAAAGGTCATGGAACCATATATGGATGTAACGCCATATACCGAGACCATCCAATGCTGTGTGATCACATTGTGGCGGTGAACCCTCCCATGTACGAGGAACTGACCCGGTGGCACAACAGTGGCAAGGAGTCACCCAGCATACACGGTCCAGACGACATCAGCACGTGGGACTACATCTGCGAGGGCGATCATGAACACGACATACCCGAAGGACTTAAGATTTACAGAGTGTGGCGTGGTGGTGACGTCAAAAAGGGAGGCAAGATTAAAACAAATGATTTCTCTAAGGCACGTGGCTCCGGTTGCAGTGCGGTCTTGATGGCCGCTGAGTCGGGCGTTAAAAACATAGTGATAATGGCTTTTGACATAATGGGTGCCCAGCAGTGGGAGATTGAAACGCCCAGCAGGATACAGAACAACATCTACAAGAACAGTATTAACTATCCGGACAGGGCCAGCATGAAGGCATATCTCAAATACGAATGGATGTATCAACTTAGACAGACGTTTAGGAAGTTTCCTGGAACGAACTTCTATTTCATCAACAGGAAGGAGTATCTAGAGGGCAATCCTTTCCTGAGGTGGTACTTCGATCAAACAAATATAAAGTGTGGTATCTACGCCGACCTACAGAGATGGATCACGGGATCACGTGACGACATTAGATGGAAAACACTATAAAGTTTTAGTGCTACTTGCGTCAAGTTTATAGACCTTACGCATCTTGACGCCCACGCTCTGTGCGAACTTTTTGGAATCACATTTACTACACACGTGCTTGTAGTCGTTTGAAGCACGATCTGGATCAACCTTTGACTTTGGTCTCATGAATGTCTCTGAACAGGCATCGCATTTGAACACATAGATCAGGTTCTTCCTGTGGTAGTTGTGCATGGTGCCTAGTTTGCTCTCCCTCTTGTACAACTTCATCGTCTTTAGGGTTTCTATGAACATATTACTATTTAATAAATACGAATAACACATTATGGCGAGAACTAACATAGACATAGGAACACTGGGCAATCCGGCCACGGGCGATACTTTACGTACGGCCATGATCAAGATCAACAACAATTTCACCGAAGTTTACTCGTTGGTCAGGGACGGATCTTCTGGACTGATAGCCACCGACGTAACGAACGGTGACCTGAAATTACAGGCCAACGGAACAGGTAACATAGAGATAGACCAACTATCAATAAATGGCGACGCAATCACATCAATAGTGACTAACGGTTCTGTTGACATCACCGGTAACGGCACAGGTGGCGTGAACATAGAAGCATTGAGTTTCAATGGAACAAGTATTTCAAGCACAGACAGTTCAAGAATCAACTTGAACGAAAACGTGACCGTAGACGGTGACCTCAATGTCACAGGAAATATCACAGGTACTTTCTCGGTATCGACAGTTGGAGACATCACAGCCGTTGGGTCAACTTTGACTGCGCCATCCAACGCGGATCTAACACTGACAACGTCAGGTACTGGTTCAGTGAGTGTTGATGGAATACAGATCAAAGGCACGGAATTGAGTTCAACCGACTCTTCACAAATAACAATAAAAGAAAATTTACACGTGACTGGGAACATCACGGGCACGATTGACGCTGACAACTCAACAGTTTCAAACCTGGAAGTGGACAACTTCAAGGCCGCTTCAATTGTCACAGAAGCGGAAGGTATTGGAAGCAACGACAATGACACAACTCTACCAACGTCGGCGGCCGTAAAAGATTACGTGGACGCAAGGGATATAGGTGACCTATCCGTAACAGGTTCGACGATATCAGCACCGTCAAATGCGGATCTGACTTTGACCACCTCAGGTACGGGATCAGTCAGCATTGACGGAATACAGATTTCAGGAACAGAAATCAGTTCGAGTGACTCAACACAGATCACAATAAAAGAAAATTTACACGTGACTGGGAACATCTCTGGAACGATAACAGGAACAGTCACAGGCACAATTGACGCCGACTCGTCAACAATTTCCAACTTGGAAGTGGACAACTTCAAGGCCGCAACCATAGTAACTGAAAGTGAAGGCATCGGATCCAACGACAACGACACGACCATACCAACAAGTGCCGCTGTCAAAGACTATGTGGACAACAACGCAGGTGGCACAACAGGTGACCTTGCAATAACGGGATCAACCATATCAACACCTTCAAACGCAGACCTAACACTGAGCCCAGGTGGAACAGGTAGTGTACAGACACCGGGAGTCACGATAACAGACAACAAGATCACATCAAATAGATCAAATGACAACTTAGAGTTAAACGCATCAGGCACAGGAACGATAGTGCTAGAGAATTTAAAAGTTGGCACGGGTGCCACAGTGACGACGATACTTGACGAAGACAACATGTCCTCTGACAGTGCCACGGCATTGGCTACACAACAGAGCATAAAAGCATACGTGGATTCACAGGCCGGCACAGGTGGCATGACATTCTCAGGCAACACAATGTCTGGATCAAGTAACGCAGACATAGAGATCACACCGGGAGGCACCGGAGCAGTAGTTTTAGGTGATGCCATCAGGATCAGAGACAACCACCTAGAAGGCACAAGATCAAACGAAGACGTCATCATTGATCCCGCGGGAACAGGGCAAGTGGTTGCCAACGCCGCTTTCAAATTCAACGCAGGTTACGTTGAGAATATAAACACACTGACTTCAAGTTCGACCATAACAGTCAACTGTTCACTGGCCAGCATACACAAGGTCACACTGGCAACATCAACGGAATTCAACATAGCAAACCTACCAACCGGTGGAACGGTTACGTTAATCATCACACAGGATGGCACAGGTTCAAGGACGGCCACTTTCGGCACTGACGGTTCTTCGGCCGTGAAGTTCCCATCCAACAGTAGCACACTTTCGACCGGTGCCGCTGACATAGACGTTGTCACAATCATCAACGACGGAACCAACTTCCTGGGCAACATTGCCAAGGACTACAGGTCATCATAGGAGGACTAGATGCCTCTTGGTATACACAGACACATCATCACAGTGGGCGGCAACTGGGATCCTTCAGACAGCGTCACCACAAGTTTTCACATCGATGCCGCAGACACATCAAGTTATTCACTCAGTGGTAGCAACGTTTCATCTATAACTGACAAGGCAGGCAATTTCTCAATCACTGTCAACGGCACACCAACCAGGGTCTCCAGTGCCCTCAACAGCCTCAATGTGTGGGACTTCAGCGGTTCCAGTGAGGACTTCACCACGTCGGACGAACAGAATGTCACGGATGGTTCAGGCAACCACTGGGCCATAGGTGTGTTCCTGGCAGACACTGTCAATGACACGCAGGACAGTTTCTACAGTTTCGAGAACAACACAGTATCGTCAGGGAGCAAGAGGGACTACGCGGTCAGCGCCGGTAACTCCAGTGCGTTCAACGGTGAGTTGGACCTGGACGGATTGAGTTCCAACAGGATCTCATCAACCATAGGTAACCTCCAAGCATTCGACTCAGCGGTCACCCTTGACGCATTCCACATCGTGGGCACCATATTCAACAGCACCGGCAACCAGATCTCCACCAGGGTGGACGGCGCAGACGCATTCACTCCTGTGAACGACTACGACAGAGGCATCAACCAGAAACAGGACGTGAGGATCATGCGAAACAGGGCCAACGAGAGGTTGGATGGCAGGGTTGCTGAATTCTTCGTGGTAGGCGCACTGCCGGGCACGGGCGGAACTGACATAACGGAGTTCCAAAAGGCTGAGGGATACCTGGCTCATAAGTGGGGTCTGACGGGAAATCTACCCAGTGACCACCCGTTCAAGAACATCTCTCCGTAGGCAGATTTATCAAATCATAAAAACCGCTAAATATTAGTCGATATGGCACAAGAACTAATAAACATAGGCGCACAGGCCAATGATGGGACAGGTGATACTATCAGGAACGCCGGCCGTAAGATCAACGCTAACTTCACAGAATTTTTCGCGTTGTCTGTTGTTGCGTCTGATATAAGATTCGAGCAAAACAACATCGTATCAAAATCTTCTAACGCCGACATAGTGCTCAAGCCTTCAGGAACAGGAAACATAGTATTCCCCGCCCTCACTGTTGAAGACAACAACATCAAAATGACCAGGTCAAATGATGAGTTGAAAATCACGGCCAATGGATCTGGTAAGGTTGTAATAGACGGTATTGGATTCGCAGGCACATCTATTGTGGGCACAGACTCCACAACCATCAACATCAATGAAAACTTGATAGTTGACGGCACACTGAATGCAGGTGCTCCTACCCTATCGTCTGCGGTCACGATCAATTCCACACTGGACGTCACAGGTGCAACCACACTGTCTACATTGACTGTTTCGGGAGCCTCATCTTTCGTGGGTACTACGACCATAGATAATCTTACTTTTAACGACAACATAATAGGTACGAGTTCAAATGCGGATTTGATCCTATCACCAGGCGGCACAGGTGTGGTAAGCGTTTCCAACCTCACAATAGACTCAAGCATAAATTTAACCGATAACGTGATCAAGGTCACACGTTCCAACGATGACTTTGTTCTTTCAGCAAATGGCACAGGTTCAGTCCAAATGTCAAAAGTTAACATCAGCGAAGGCACTGTGAACAACACAGTGTTAGGGGCAACCACACCAGGGGCAGGAACTTTCACTACATTAGCATTCTCGGGCACATCAATCGTGGCGGACGGTGTCACTATAACTGATAACACGGTGACTGCAAATAGGTCAAATGATAATCTGGAACTTGAGGCCAGTGGATCAGGATACGTTAGGATCAATGATTTATTTAACTTCCCCAACTCAGACGGTAACACAGGACAACTACTCCGGACAGACGGAAGCGGTCAGTTGTCGTGGGTCACTGCTCCACTATTGCTTGGACAGTCGGATATACAAGACGCAAGAAACACCATTGGGTTTTCATCGTCAACACAGTTAAATGCTAACGAGGCCATAGGTGCACACGAAAACATCGTTGCAGGCAGTGACAGTGTGGTGGACGCATTCGCCCAGTCCCAGTATGACAGTGCTTGGTACTTGATGTTGCAGAGGTACGATTCCGCTGACAGTTCGATACAGTACGCAGGCTTCAAAACGTCAGTGGCACAAGGAACAGCAAATGGAAGCACATTCGAGGCCGACAACTTAACGTCACAGATCATAAAGACAAATGGTGATGATGGAATCATGCAAGTATCTTCAGACGTAAGAGGTGGAGATTCAACGGTCAGGCTCCTAGGACAGGCCGGCCTACTGGCAGACAGTACCACTTCGGCGTTATTCAACTCAGTGAATTTTTTCAGAATCGGTCTAGGAGATAATGACTCGTCAGGATTCACAGACGGGAATGTGGCGACAAAAGTCACAGCAGACCTTGACAGTGCGACTGCAACACTTGACACCTTTGCCCACGCAAGTTTCAGGGGAGCGAAATATTATGTTTCGGTAAACAACACAACCACCAATGAAGTCATGAACGCTGAAGTCATCGTGGTTCATGACGGATCAGATGCTACCATACAGACATACAACCAGTTCTCAACCAACACGGGCAACACTGCACTGGCAACCTTTACCGCAGACATAAGTGGCAGTGACGTAAGGTTAAGAGGTGCCAACGGGACCGCTGGAACATGTAGAGTCACAATGTACAGGATACTTTTGGCCGACAATGAGTCAGGTTCGAGTGGCACGTACCAGAGTGTCATTGCGGCACAGACGGTCAGCAACACCGCACTCACTACAATTGACACAGACACGTTCAGGGGTACAGCACATCCAGACATGAGTTCTCAGAAAATTGCTAATCAATTTGCAAAAACAAGTTTTGACAGTGTGTTCTATCACATGGTGCAAAAAGATGTAACGAACAGCGAATTTGTCATGAACAAGTTGAGTTTGAATCATGGCATCAGTGCCGATGGTAGCACAGAAGTGGCAGGTGTCTCAGACAGTCATATCCTAAAATCAGGAGAGATGAACGATATCACGGCCTTTGATGCAGGCATCAGCGGATCAAATGTAAATTTACTAGCAACAGGCCAGAGCGATGGCTCAACCACAGTCCAGAACTCATTGTCCTACTATGGCATCGGACTTGGTCCAAACACAACAACTACCTCATCAGGAAACATAGGCACACACGCAGGTGTTACCTCCGGAGGCAACGTTGAAACAGTGATAGATCATGTCATAGCAGAAGGTACAACACAGGGAAGTTTTGCCGCTGAAAGAACAGCCGCAGAATTTACTGCGAGTCAATTCAACGGTGCATTGTATCATGTTGTTACCAAGGATACGACCAACGGCAGTTTTGAAACACAGAAAATTTCAGTATTGCACAATTTCAATGATGGTTTCCTTACGTCATCAGCAGTGACTAGAACAGATAGCGGTGACAATCATCCAACATTCAATGCCGACATGGTCACAGCAGACGACAGTGCATCCAAGATAAGATTAAGAATGACAGACGGTGATGGTTCATCTGTCACACCAGCAAACACAATGGGCTACTACAGGATAGGAATCGGTGACGATGACTCCACAGGATATGTGGGCGAACTAGGGCTAGTTCATGACATCATGCATGTGTCAATCATCGACAGCACCGTGGTAACCCTTGATGCGTTTACTAAGGCTCCACACGCCGCGGCAAAATATTTTATAAATGTGAGAAATCAATCAACTGGTGAAACCAGCAACATAGAATGTTTGATCACACACGACAACACCAATGCATACATAACATCATACAACGAGCACTTCTCAGGCAACAACAGCCTCATTACATTGACCGCAGACATAAGTGGTACAAGTGTCAGGTTGCGAGGTTCTGCAACGTCAGGCGCCAGCACAAAGGTAATTGTCAACAGGATAGTGGCATTCGCTGACACAGAATCAGACGAGGCAACCACAGACAGCACAAGGAAAGTGATAGGTAACGTCACGACATCTAGTACAGCAACAACTTTTGACACATTCCAATCCAGCGACACGGATGCTGTACATTATGTGGTGTGCGGACAGAACGGTTCAGATGAGAAATTTATATGTGAGGCCACTGTTGTCACAGATGGCACGGGAGTTTTCATATCACAAGGTCCTAACGTAAGCACAAAAGGCACGGACATGTTGGAACTTACCGCTACTATTTCAGCAGGCACGGTCAGTGTCAAAGCAAGTTCCACTTCAGGCGCTTCAACGGCAGTGAGTGCTTATGCAGTAAGGTTGAAAGCACCTGTAGACAATTCGATTGTGCTGGACAGTTGGGCCATCGCTGATGACAGAGGTGCCAAGTACTACATTTCCGCGGATGACACTATCAACGGACATGTCACAAACATGGAAGCCATGGTGGTACATGACGGCACCAATGCATTTATCACAACGTACGACCAGCATAACAGCCATAACAGTTTGGTCTCATTCACCGCAGATATCAGTGATGGACAGTTGAGATTGCTGGCGACACCAACCACAGCAGATGTCAAGTTGAAATTCTACAGGATAAGATTAGCCGACAACGAATCAAACAGCACAGGAACTGACTTCAACACAGTGGGTGCAACCACAATATCAAGTTCGGCGACTGCAATAGACACTTTCGTAGATACACAATTCAAAGGTGCTCATTATGTGATTATCGCTCGTAACGCCAGTGAAGGGACTTCCGAAATAACGGAAGCCACAGTCTTGACCAATGGCACCACTGCTTTTGTGGCACAGGGTGCTAACGTTTCAAGCAAGGCATCATCGATGTTGACTCTTACCGCGGCACATGATGGATCAAGCACTGTGACTCTGAGTGCGGCATCCAGTGCAGGTGGGAGCACCACTGTCAATGCACACAGGATTCACCTCAATGTGGAAGATGGAACCTCATATGATGTTCTTGACTCGTTTGGGCACGGAACATATAAATTAGCGAACTATATTGTGGTAGGAAAAAATGCCGCAAACGAATCGCAGATAGCAGAACTAATGGTTGCCACTAATGGCACGGCACCATTTATTTTACAGACAGGTGCAAATATCAGCACACACTCAGAGTCCGATGCATTAATGAATTTCACAGTCGCACACAACGGCAGTAACGTAGAATTACGTGCAACAAACAACCAAGAATTAACCGACACCACAGTCAACATGTACAGATTGCATCTTAACAGGCTTGAGGGGTCGCCTAGTTCTGTAGCCACTCTCGACACATTTGACAAGACTGAGTTCAGGAGTGCAAAGTACACTGTTTCGATCAGTGACCCGGCCAGTGGTTCACTTGGATTATACGAAACTCTAGACATAAATGTGGTACACGACGGTACTACTGTGTATCTGACCACGTTTGGCAGGATCACTAACCACACTACAGATCTAGTGGAATTCACTGCTGACATCAGTGGTGACGACGTGAGGTTGCGAGGCACGATAAGTAATACAAACACACACACGGTCACAGTGGTTAGAAGGGTAATGAAAGTTTAACATGGCACAGCAGACGCTTAACATAGGAACAAACGCAAACGACGGGACAGGCGATAATCTAAGAACCGCCATGACCAAGGTGAATGAGAATTTCACTGAAGTTTATTCTGCTCCCGGCTTTAATTTAGATACAGTCTCAATCTCCGGCAATGAAATAAGTGCTGTCAGATCCAACGATGACCTTGTTTTCAAACCAGCGGGCACCGGTGCAGTTCAATTCCCTGCCATAAAGATCGACGACAACAACATTGTAGGGACAAGATCAAATGAGGATATCAATCTGCTACCAGCGGGTACAGGTTCGGTGGTGTTTGGGGCAATCAAAATACAAGGAACATCTTTCAGTTCAGATGATTCCACAACAATCAACATCAACGATGGACTTGTTGTAGATGGAACAATTAATGTCACGGGCACATCAACACTGACAGGTGCGGCAGACCTAGGTTCCACACTAGCAGTTCCGTCAGGACTAACAACTCTTTCAACTTTGGCTGTTACCAGCACCACAAGTTTGGTAGGTACAACAACCATAGACAATTTAACATTCAACGACAACATAATAGGAACTAGTTCAAACGCCGACCTAAACTTGACTCCGGGAGGCACAGGCACTGTTACCATAGCAAATTTAACCGTTGACTCAAACATCAACATCACAGACAACGAGATCACAACCACGCAGTCAAACTCGGATCTTGTAATTGCCCCAGCAGGCACAGGATCTGTTTCAATTGCCAAAGTAGACATCGATAGCGGAACCATAGACAACACAACCATTGGAGGAGCAACTCCAGCCGCTGGAACTTTTACATCGTTGGCCACTACTGCATCTTTGGCCATAGATGGCGTTACGATTTCAGACAACACAGTTTCAACCAATTCGTCAAATGCCAATCTAGAGTTGACAGGTAATGGATCTGGTGGTGTAACAATAAGTGGTTTCACTATGCCAACTTCAGACGGTGCCAGTGGACAATTTATAACAACAAACGGACTTGGAGTGCTTTCATTCGCCACTGCTGGGGCCACCCTAAGTAATTCAACTATTGCAGATGCCACAACAACAGTTGCCACTTCATCGACTAGTGTGCTGAACTCGTTCGACAAGACAGTTGCCAGAAGTGCGAAATACTACATCTCTGCCACAGACGCCACGAACAGCAGATTTGAATTTGTGGAGGCCAATGTGGTACACGATGGTACAAACGCTTTCATCTCAACGTTCGGTTCGGTTAGTGACCACACAGTAGGCCTAGCGACCTACACAGTTGGTATTAGTGGTGACGATGTGCAAGTCAAAGTTACAAATATCACTGACGACAGTATTGTATTCAAATTCCAGCGTATAGCAATGAACATATAAAAATTACATTAGGTTTATAAAAACTAATATAAATATCTACAACAAAAGGATTTTAAAACATGGCAAGACAAGCAATCAACATTGGATCAAGTGCAAATGACGGCACAGGTGATCCGTTAAGAACAGCATTTGACAAGATAAACGACAACTTCGTAGAACTGTACGGGACTGACAATGACATCAACACACTTGATGCAAACCTGGATGTAAGCACTCATGCTATCACAACAGGTGTCACGAACGGTGACATAACGATCACACCAAACGGTACAGGAAGCATCAAACTTGGTGCAATGAAGTTCGTTGGAACAACAATGAGTTCAGATGATTCAACACAGATAACGATCGCGGAAAACATACAAACAACAGGCACGTTGAACGTGTCTGGTGCAACAACTTTAGGTAGCACACTAGCAGTTGGAACATCATTGGCTTTGGCGACGGGTGCCACCGTGACGGGTATCTTAGACGAAGACAACATGGCAACAGATTCTGCCACGCAACTAGCCACGCAACAGTCTATCAAGGCATACGTAGATAGCACACTCACAGCACAAGATTTAGATTTTGCATGTGATGACTCAACAACACTTTCAATAGACTTAGATTCAGAAAGTTTACAGTTCTCAGGCGGAACTGGAATCACTACAGCAGGGACAGGCAACACAGTCACTATTGCAATAGACGGCACAGTAACAACATTAACTGGTAGTCAAACTTTAACAAACAAAGTGTTGACATCACCAACTATCAATGCCGCAACGATGACAGGCAATGTAACTGTTGATAACCTGATATTCAATGATACAGACATCAGCACCGCATCCAATGGAAATTTAACTTTGAATCCTGGTGGTTCTGGAACAATTGAATTACACGCAGTCACCAACGTGACAGGTAACTTAACTGTATCGGGCACAACAAACACAGCGGATGTTGCCACAACAGGAAACACGACGATTTCAGGATCACTCACAACAGGAACGTTCGCTGTTGGTGACTTGAATATCATATCTGACGGTACTATTACATCTGACACTAACGGAGACATAGCCATTGATCCTGCGGGAACAGGAGCCATTGTGCTTACTGGACCAATCACTCATGCAGGAACACAGACTACAACTGGACAGTTGAATGTTGACAACTTAAGATTGGACGGGAACGTTTTATCTGCCACATCGGGTGGGGTAACACTGACACCTGCAAATGGACAAAATGTAACTGTTTCAGGCACAAATGTCAAATTGACCGCGACAGAGGCCAACTTCACATTAATGGAGGCAACTACTGTGAGGGCAGACAAACTCGAAATTGATACTTCAAATGGTGATTTGGATATTAATACACAGGGTTCAGGAACAATTGATTTTAATACACCAACACAGACCACTGTTGGTGCAGTTGGCGCCGCAACACATTTACCATTAGACTCTGCTAACGAAATTAGACCGCTAGGTTATTTGAAGATCAAAGTTGGTGGAGTGGATGCAGTTATTCCATACTTTAACGCAAGTTAATAGATAGCAACAAAGTCCTTATAAGGCAATATGAGAAAACACCGTAACGACCGTCACAGGTATACGTCAACACACTCCGAAATAAAACGCTTGGAGGATGCCATACGGCGAGAGCAAGACAAAATTACACGTGAAGGCTTGCGACAGCAACTAGAACACTGGATACGTACACAGAATAATCATAGGTAATTGCCAATAAATACCCGTGTAAGGAGTAAAGTAATGGCAACACCAGTGTGGACTACCACAGCAGGTAAAATTGCAACTATAGATGAACAAGCGTCATTTTCGCTACAACTTGAAGCGAATACCAGCGATTCAACGGCCATAACTTACTCCGTGATAGCAGGAAGCCTACCCGCAGGTATGCAGGTTACTACAGATGGCTTACTGACAGGTACTCCGGCTGAGGTTGCCAAAAGAACTCTTTACACCTTCGTCGTGCGAGCCACGGCCGGTACCGCTATCACAGACAGGACTTTTTCATTGGATGTGCAGGGTGCGGACACACCTACCTTTACAACAGCATCTGGACAACTACAACTAGACGACTCGACCAGTGTTGGATTATACTGGGTCATAGATGGTTCCAGTGTGTCACTGCAGATGCAGGCCACGGACACAGACACCAGGGCAGGTCAGAGTTTGGTTTACGAGATCGTACAAGGATCACTACCACCCGGAGTTACCATGAGCAAGTCAGGATTGATTTCAGGAACCGTTCAACTCACGGATGATCAAAGATATGGAGAGCGTGGTGGATATGATGATGGTAATCCAGAGGATCAATGGGATGGTACATTTGATAGAACAGTCAGATCTAAAAGTATAAGCAAGAATTTTGATTTCATAATAAGGGTATCAGACGGAACCAGTTTCGTAGAACAGAACAACAACATATTTGTTTACTCCGCGGACTTCTGGAGAGTATCAAACACAGAGATCACTATTGACGCAACAGAAATACAAAACACGCCACTGACCATGGACCTCAGTGCCAACAGGAGACCTGTTTTCAGGACAGGTTCAGATTTGGGCACGTTCAGACACGACAACGCACTTGTGGTGAAAATCGATGTGGAGGACTTCGATCCGTTGCAAGGCGATCTGGAGTACTCGATACAATCAGGATCTTTGCCCTCAGGTGTCGCCATCGACGCTGACACGGGAGAGCTTTACGGACAACTGGCAAGACAATCAGCGGTTGAGACAAACTATGCCTTCACCGTGAGGGCCAACAGAGTTGTAAGCACAGACGTAAACGTGTTCACGGACCAGTCCTTCACAATGAAAGTTATTGGCGAGATAGACATAGGCATAGAATTCACAACACCGACTGTGGTGGGAACTCTTACAGCAGACATACCAAGTCTGCTATCAATAGAAGCAGTTACAGAAGAGGCCAATCGTGTGTTGAGTTATTCTGTCACGGCAGGATCTTTGCCAGCAGGAATTACATTATCAGAACAAGGAAACCTGATAGGCACAATAGATCCGAGTGAATTCACAGATTCCACGAGAGCATTTACGTTTACGGTCACAGTGAGTGACCAATACCAATCAGCGGCCACGGCAAAAGAATTCACATTGAACATCGATATCCCATACACTCAAACCGAGTATGGCAACATGTCGGGCCATTCAACATCTTTCATTGATCAAAATATATTTTATAACATAGCACAAGATCCAAACATCAATTCTGTAGATAATATATTCAGACCCGAAGATGACAATTTCGGGATGAAGGTCAAACCTGAAATGCTTATGATGTCGGGACTTGAAGCACAGACGTTGACTGCTTTTCAACAGCAGATGGAACAGAACCATGCTCCCAAGACCCTGTACTTTGGAGACATAAAGACAGCAGTGGCCAAAGAAGGCACTGATACAAAATACGAAGTTGTCTATATAGAAATCAAAGATCATCTTGTCAACAAGGATGGCCAATCTGTGTCCAGTTCGATTAATTTACGTGATGCTGTGTCAAAACCTTTACTAGGACCAAGGGCGTCTAGCATGAACGCCACAGCAGATTACGTAGATTATGAAGTGACCACGGACGGAGGACTATCGTTCAGCACAGCAGGATCTAAAGTAAGATATGCAAACCAATTGAGTGCTGACCTAGGATTCATAGAAACAGTGTATCCAAATGCAGTAGCCAACATGAGGTCAAGAATGAAAAGCCTAGGACACAAGGAATGGGATTATCTACCATTGTGGATGAAGACAACACAAGCAGGCGATCTTGCACCGTTAGGATATGTGACGGCAGTACCCATCTGTTACTGCAAACCAGGAACATCAGCATTGGTCAAAAAAAGAATTGAGGACAAAGCACTAAACTTCAAGAATATTGCATTCACCATAGACAGATATGTGGTCAACAAAAGCAAAGTTGCCACGGAAACGTTCACAGCGGATGGTACGACAACCAGTTTCGTTGTTGATGAACTGGTGCACGAGGAAGATGTATTGGTCAAAGAAGGAACAAGCAGGGTGTTCGTGGGCAAAGGTGTAACAGCCGACAACAACATAAAGCCAACATATCTCACAGCAGATGGCACTATTAGATCCGCAGATCATGAGTTAGGCATTACACTTTCTCACAACACAACCACAATGAAAACAACGATCACTTTTACCAAAGAAATACCACAAGCAGGCACAATAATCAAGGTGGAGAGATTGAACGATAAATATCTTAAATTTAGAGATAAAGGAATACAATAATGGCTAGTAACATAGTACCAGGAAACATAGACGAAACATATCCTAAAGCAGGACAGGACAATAGCTCTCAGGGTTTTAGAGATAATTTTTTAGCGATCAAAAATAATTTTACCGAGGCCGTAACTGAAATAGTAAATCTACAGACAAACAAGGCAAATTTGAATGCCGCTAGTGATTTTACAGAAAATGAAGTAAGAAGGGCAAAGTTCAAAGACACATCAGAAACCATCTATGGTCATGGCAGTGTATCTAGTGGAAGTGTAACGTTGGATCATGAGAATGGTCATTACCAAACTTTAACCGTAACAGCAGACACCACCTTTGCATTCAGTAACTTTCCATCTGGTGCATTGGGTAGAATAATATTAGATATCACAGTAGCACCAGCATCAACAGGTATACTTACTTTCCCAAGTGCTGTGATCAAGGCAGATAATGTCACAGGCAGTGACGGAACATCAGATCAGGTAACTATAGGATTGGGCAGGGCATTGTTTGAATTCATGTCACCAGATGGTGGCACAACTGTGCTAATGCACCAACTGGGCAAACAGTACGTATAATAACTAAGGAGTCTAATGTACTTCCATCCATTACAAGAAGAGATAGGCAACATGTCAGAGGAAGAAATCTCGAAACGTATAAAAGAGTTGAACAGGAAGGTTGCTATAGCGAGACGTGGACGTAATCCTGAACTGCTTTTCAATCTGCAACACGCATTAAAGACTTACCAAGATGCCATCAGACAGAGACGTATAGAAGAATGGCACAAGAACAATAAGAAATTGAGGAACGAACCAGACCTTGGTGACCTGGTCAACATCGACTAGTAAATAGTTTTGATGTCAAACACATTTTCTTGGAAGACAAAATTCAAAAGCATAATCATAGTTGACGGTGAACTGTTCGCCAATGAGTACAACCTGAAAGTATCACTGACTCCTCACACTGCTAGTCTAAAAGAACAGACAGAATATTTTGAACGTTTAAAAAATCTATTCGAACAGGTTTTTGGTAACACAATAACGACCTGGAGGGACGAACCCCTTTACCATACATTAAAGAAAAGTACAACAAATAGATTCATTGAATTACCAAAGCCACCCTATGACCAGATCATGGCCGCGGTGTGTTTCTGTAAGGCCAACAGCATACTGGACAGCAAGATCGTAATAAATCACATAGATCTGAGTTCATGGCAGGGAGATGGTATTACCTACACGGTTGACAAAGACAGCAAAGAGCTTATACTATTAGACAGACCCGATTGGTTCTCAGCGAAGTTCAGCAAATTTGATCCATGGTGGTTAAGGGCAGACACGGCAACATATGATCAAGAACTTGACAAAGGCATCTACACAGGACATTTCAGTTGGAACACTCAAGAGATTCCTGTTGACAAGAAGCACGAGTATCATGCTAAAATATTTGAGTTCCAACCAAAGGTTTTAGATGGCGGCAAAGACAAAAATAAATGATCACGGTGATGTGATATTCTCTGAAGAGGATGTCATTGAGTTACTTTACACAGATCCAAATTTCGACATATCAAAACTATACTTCGACAGCATAGACAAGTATTCCCACAATCTTAAAGAACTGGGCATAGACCTGCCTGTGATCAAAACAGCACCCGAGAGACCAATACCCGCAGAGTTCGACAAACAGAACTGTGACAAATGGCATATGCCTGAAAGTTATTACCAAATAAATGTTTTACAATGGTTGCTTGATAAATGTCAGAACGATGAAGAAAAATTACGAGTGCAGACCGAGTATGATCTGTTCGAGAAGAAACAATTCATACGTGTGCTACAGTTTTTAATTTACTTTGTGGACACACTCAGAGCGAACAACATGGTCTGGGGAGTAGGACGTGGTAGTAGTGTGGCCAGTTTCTGCTTGTTCTTAATAGGCGTACACAAGATCAATCCCATGTTGTACAATTTGGACATCACCGAATTTTTGAGATGATAAGTAATAGTAATAGGAGCATATAATATGGTAGCAAGAGCACCCAGAAAAAGAATGTACAGGACCATGCAAGGACGTATGGTGGACATAGAAAAACTTAGATCGGCCAACGAGTCAGTACAGGCAGTTGGTAACATGAATGTTAATGCCAAGGGAGATGTGTTAGGAGCAGGTGGAAAGGTGGTCACACCAAAGGAGCAGATTATCAAAAAATACTACGAACAGCCAAAAGGCATGGTCAGTGACACACCAAGCAAAGGCAAACCAATGCCAGCACCAAAGGCAGAGCCTGTAAAGACAGTGCAGAAAATGACACCAGTTGCGGCCAAGCCAACCCCAAAAAAAACAGAAAAACCTAAAGCAGAGAGCAAGGCTAAAAAAGGCATAGACGCGGCACTTGACGGACTGGAATAAATCTGTTAAAATAATCCTATAATGGGACAACTAGAAGATTTACAAGCAAAAGGTTTTGGATCACACGGAGGTAAGGAATACACCGTTGATTACGACATAACACCACTCAAAAAAAGAGTGTTGGTGTCGGACATGCACTTTGGTGAGACAAAGACCAAGGGCGGAATCATACTCACAGACGACGACGGATCAGAGGGTGGAATACATCCTAGATGGGGTAAAGTTTATGCCATCGGTAATCAACAGGAAGACGTCAAAGTAGGAGAGTGGGTAATGGTGTCACATGGACGTTGGAGCAGGGGATTCAAGATCAAGAAAAAAGGTGTTGAACTAGAAGTCAGAATGATTGACGAAAATGACATACTCCTTGTGTCGGACGAGGAACCAGATCAGAACAGAATGCAGGCAGGTTACATCAACACAGGCGGTGCCCGACAGATGACCAAACTACCTGGAAATGACTGATTCTAAACTACCACAACATATTCTTGATGAGGACCGCTTAGGTGTAGGATGGCTTCCTCCTTACTCAAATGACCGACAGTTATTGCAGGCACGAATAAATTTTTATAAAAATATAAAAAACGAAACAATGCAATATATCACCTGTGAATACAAAGATTTTATTAATGCTTTTGAACGTTCACTCAGTTTGAATAAAAACATTTCAATCAAAGGATTAGACGAATTCAAACAAAAAGATGTTATCACGGGATGTCAAGATTTCATAAATCAAATTATCATGACACACGGGCTTAATAACATTCAGGTCCTGAGCGGAGGATACGGATATTACAAACGTTTAAATCCTGAATTTCGTTTTGTAACACTGGACACACTAGAAGCAGGCAAACCATTAATATTAGAATATCCATTCTCAGGCAACGGAGCCAAACACCCAGATTTCTATAAATTAATAGAAAAATCAAATGACCTCGGAATAGATGTGTATCTAGACTGTGCTTGGTTACCATCATCATGGGAAATGACTCTTGACCTGAATCAATCTTGCATCAAAGGAATTGCAATGAGTCTAAGCAAATGCTTCGGACTACATTGGTCTAGAATTGGAGTGAGGTGGATGAAAGTAATGACAGAGGACACCATATCTATAGAAAACAAATTTAGAATGACATCTTTCCCAAATCTCATGATAGGGAAATACTATCTAGATCGTTTCCCTATGGATTTTTTAGTGGAAAAATACAAAGACAAATATTTCAAAATATGCAAAAAGTTAGATCTTGTCCCAACTAACAATATAGTCAGTGCATACAGCAACAAAAAGGAATCAATGGTGGGTGTTGCAAACGCCCTCATAAAATACGATGAATAAGTTACCATTACACACTTGTTACGTCTGCAACACACAATTCTTAAACGCAATATACTGGTACGACAGTCTTTTTGATACGAAGTACGATAAGAGAATAATCAGACCTTTCTGTGGTCCACCTTGTGCCAACAAGTACAGAGAGATGTCAGATGTAAACAACTACCCACAACGCAAACCTTTGCCAAGAGGAGAAGAATGGCAATTGATACAAGACATCAACAACATTGAATATGAAACAGATTAAAATAAAAAAAGTAAAAGTAGAAATAGACCGACTAGTCACAATGGCGGAGATGGGACTAGGTGTAGAACGTCCTCTTAACAAAGAGAAAAGAACTTGGATAAGCAAGTTGAAGAAGGACGGTGCATGGGATCCAATACTTGTGACCCCTATAAAAGATTCGGGATACTACCTATTGACAGATGGATGGCACAGGGTACAGGCCGCGACAGCACTGAAAAGAAAAACAATAAATGCGTTACAATTACCAGCAAATGTAGGACTGAGCATGGCCAAGGCCAACAAGATCTTGCGTGACATTGACAGAGAACACGGATTCAAACTGCATTGTAGTGACATCATCGGACACTGGGCCATGATGGAAACACTGCTGGACTAGACAGATCACAGATACCTGCTATAATAAACACATGGTACAACGTTTTGGTTTCTGTTGCAAATGGCTCAATGACACCAGTGAATTTGGTGGCATGAAAGTCAATGCAAAAGACAGGGACCTTAATGGCAGATCAACTACAATGCGTTGGCTTCGTGAACACAAGGATGAAGCAGTACAACGACAGTGGGACATAATGACCCACAACACAACGGCCGCACGTAGATTGATTGAACGTGTGGGCACACTTCCACCCAACCGTAGGATGGTGCGTCTCGGTAGCGAGATGCTACAAGGCTACACAGAGAAGGACTGGAAGTCTTGGTGGCAACAACCCGACATACAGAGTCACCTAGAAGATTTATTCGCACCGGTCGGTGAGATGGCCAGGAAACTAGATGTCAAGGTCAGTTTCCATCCTGGACAATTCTGTGTGCTGGCAAGTGCCACTCCTGACATAGTTGAACGTAGCATAGAAGAATTTGAATACCATGCGGACATGGCACGTTGGATGGGTTTTGGCAAATCATTCCAAGACGGTTGCAAGATAAACGTACACATCTCTGGCAAGCAAGGGCCTGATGGCATCATAAAAGCATTGCCCAGACTATCGCCCGAAGCAAGGAACCTGATCACAATAGAAAATGACGAGATGAGTCATGGACTGGAACAGTCGTTGATGCTGGAGAAACATCTAGCATTGGTTCTGGACATACATCACCATTGGATAAGAGATGAAGAATACATTGAGGCAACAGATGACAGGGTCAAACGTGTGATAGATTCTTGGCGTGGACAGAGACCAAGTATGCACTATTCGTATTCTAGGGATGAACACCTGGCAGTTGCAGGACTTGGCGACCGGACACACACGGAGATGCACGACATCAAGATGTTGCTAGAACGTGGTTGCAAGAAGCAGAAACTGAGAGCACACTCGGATCTATTACCAAACAGGAAGGTAAATGACTGGGCACTGTCATTTTCAGAAAACTTTGACATACAGGTAGAAGCCAAAGGAAAAAACATGGCAACCGAACAATTATATAGACAAGCGAAGGAAACTTCTGTAATATAACACATATGAAAGATTTATGGGTAGAAAAATACAGACCTAAGACTCTGAAAGAGTACGTGGTCAGAGACGAAGCACAACGACAACAGATACAATCTTGGATTGACGACAAAGCGATCCCACACTTGCTATTGAGTGGTGCACCAGGGGTGGGTAAGACCACACTGGCGAAGGTGTTGTTTGGAGAACTGGATGTCAGCAGTTATGACATCTTGGAGATAAATGCTTCAAGGGAAAACTCCGTTGACACGGTAAGAGAGAAGATCAACAACTTCGTACAGATCATGCCATTTGGTGATTACAAATATGTATTACTAGATGAAGCAGACTACATGAGTCCAAACGGACAGGCGGCATTACGTGGTGTGATGGAGATGTATCACACGTCAGCGAGATTCATATTGACTTGCAACTATCCCAACAGGGTGATACCAGCACTACACAGCAGATGTCAAGGCTTCCACATGGAGACCATTGACAAGACAGAATTTACAGCGAGGGCATGTGAGATACTGATACAGGAAGGAATCACTCCAGATATAGAAATACTAGACACCTATGTTAAGGCCAGTTATCCTGACATGCGGAAGTGTATCAATATGTTACAACAGAATTGCAGAGATGGTAAACTGATGCCACCAGCATCAGGTGATTCAGGACAACAGGACTACAGATTGCAGATGGTGGACCTATTCAAGCAAGGCAAAATACAAGAAGCAAGGAAACTTGTGTGTGCCCAGGCGAGGCCAGAAGAGTGCGAGGAGATATACAGATGGCTGTATGACAACTTGGAGATCATATCTACAGACGAGGACAATCAAGACAAAGCAGTCTTAATAATCAAACAAGGACTAGTGGATCATTCATTTGTTGCTGATCCTGAAATAAATCTAGCAAGTGTAATGATTAAACTCGCAAGGTTGGGCAATGGGTAGTAAGCACAACAAAAAAAGATACCTGATTGTAAAGTACAGCCTAAACATGCAAGGCACATATGACGAGCTTATAGAACTTTCCAAGAAAAATGTTGGTCCAGGCAAGTTAGTCCAATCGGGTGTAGTACTAGACCTTATCGATAAAGAAGTCTTAAAGTGCGAAGTACCCGGTCAGCCAAATCTAGTTGATCATATTTCATACGATACAGTATATAAACATTTCTATAAAACTTATGGAAATATGCTAGATCAGTTTATGAAATAGCCTGATTGTACATCCGCTTGAGCATGGCCAATTGACTGGCTTTCCATAATCTCATCAATACCCTTCTTCTACGTCTGTCCTTCTGTTTCCTTATCTTGAGCCAATTCTGATTCTGCATATACAAGTTCACACGCTTGTCGTACACTCGTTTCTTCCTCATTAGTTTCCATAGTTTGCGTTGGAATAAAGGTCGCATTTGTAGGCCGTTTGATGATAACATAAGGTTCCTCATAGGTTGTGGTTGATTTTGATCTGACGTGTCTTTGTCGACTCATGTACAAATACTTAAGATCAAATTTCCAAATTAAGTATGCATATTTTACAACACAGATATTTAGGATAAATAAGAACTATGCATGACGTCTTAGACATAATCAAAAACGTACAATCTTTATACGCAGTAGGCCCTACTTTAGGCATATTGAAAGACTTCGAGAGAGTCGTAGACGAGCTAGACGTGTACGTGTTCCAGAATTGGGAAGACGGAGAATTACTTTCAGGTCCGATCGATTCAAGACACTTCGTGACATGTTCATTCATGTGGCCAGCGGACAAGATGCCAGATCCAGCCGGTGGCAAGAGATTGCTAGACAAGGGTTGCAAAGTGACATACAAGAAAGACGAGTTATTGAAACCCAGACAGATCAAAGGGCCAGAGGATTACAGGCCAGGCACTACCAAAGGAAAAATTGATGCACATGACATATGGGTAGTCGAAATAAAAATGCCAAAGAACTTAATGGGAAACATGAAGCATGGCCAGGACGAAATCGAAACACAGGACGCACCATCTATAGATTTAGGTAACACAAATGAAATTAGTTAATGAAGGTTTAAAAGCAGGGGACCTAGACGGTGTTGTCAGCAAAAAATTCTCAGTTGATCAATACAAATCAAAAATGGGTGAAGACAAGAATATTTTAGTTCTTGGATTTATAGTTGATGGATCTGCACCAGCAAAAGATCTTGAACGTTTCGCTGAAGTTGGTTACAAGAGTGTGCTAGATGCTGACGCTACTCCAGGAACGTTGGAAGATGGCAAACACAGAGTGTTCATAGAATTTGCAAGAACACCAGAGGTGGTCGGACAAATCATTGCATTCTTAGAAGATTTAAAAAAATTAACAAACATAGACGAATTCACATACACCTATCATAAAGGAGAAAATCCAACTGTGGTTTCCGCAGACACAATGGGAGAAGCAATACCAACTACACCCGAAGCATATGAACAAAGGATCAACGAAATGAAAGTAAGTGAAGCAAGGCATTTCTTTGACAAGTATGACATGATGGAATGCAGGATAGCAGAAAACATAATGACAGTGAAGAAAACAGGTGCTGGACACGATCTAAAATTTGAACTGCATAAGTTTGGACCAACAAATGAAATAATCAAAGAAGCAAAAGCATTCAAGATAGACATGGATTCGATTGCGGAATGCACACACCTTACAAAATACTTCGGACCATACGACATCACAAAAACAAACGAGAACCAATTCATCTTCACAAAGGGCGATCAATCTGCTCTAGTAAGCAAAAGCGGCTGGTAATATAATACACGCACTTATTGATAAATAATTGTATGAGATTAAGTGCAAACTTCACACTAGCGGAATTCACGAAAAGTCAGACAGCGACACGAAAAGGTCTTGATAACACACCAGGCGAAGAACACCTAGCAAACGCAAAAGAATTATTTGCCAACGTGGTGCAAAAGGTCAGAGAGAACTTTGGCGTGACAGTGATCAACTCAGGATACAGAGGGCCTGCACTGAACGAAGCAGTAGGTGGTTCAAGTAAATCACAACACTGCAAAGGCGAAGCAGTTGATATAGAATGTCCAGGCACAGGCAACTATGATGTGGCCAAATGGATCTCAGAAAACTGTGACTTCGACCAATTGATATTAGAATTCTACACACCAGGCATACCTGACTCGGGTTGGGTACACGTTTCTTACAAGTCAGAAGGCAACCGAAAAAGCATACTGACTGCCATGAAGGAAAATGGTAAAACTGTTTACAAACCTGGTTTGATCCAATAGACAAACTGACTTACAGAATGTATACTAACTATCAGTATGCATAAAAAAATTAATTTAGATGTAGATTATACACATTTCCTGTCACATGAAATACCTAAAGGGACCACATGTATAGCACACCAACTGGTTGAACTCAAAGACATACATGAAAAATTTCCAGGCGGCTTCCCTCAAACATATCAATTAGCCAACACTACCATACATCAGAAGTTCTGGGATAAGGATGAATGCGATTACGATGAGCTAGGAGAAAAACTAGGTATAGAAGCCGTGACAGTCAGCACCATCATGCAACCTCCAGGTAATGTGATACCACTTCACAGAGATACATTCTATAAGATTAAGGTTGCGTATCCTGAAGACAAAAGAACAATAGTGAGATGTAACATATATCTCGAGGATTGGAAAGCAGGACACTACGTACAGTATCAAGACAACGTAGATATACATTGGACGCAGGGCAGTGGACATATGTGGGACAGTGAAGTATTGCACATAGGTGCCAACGCCGGCATGGAAAACAAGTACACACTGCAAATCAGTGGTTTCCTAAAATAAATGACTACAAGGTATACAGACCTTCCAGACAACAAAGATAAACCGTTCGGAGGAGCCTACAGTGTGCATGATATAGAAACTTGCCAGACAAGGGATGATGCGGTCAAAGAATACATATCCAATCAATCACTGTTGGACAACGAAGAAATCAAGAGCAAATATGTGCAGACATATAAAAAATGGATGTTCGCCACACACCCAAAAATCAAAGGGTGGGAGGACTACAACGAACTGTGTTTCACACAAGGCACAACAGAATCTTTCGCTCAATTTTACTTGCGTTTCAAGGGCTCTAAAAGGCTAAGATTGGCCAAGGGAGAGTATTTCTACAATCAGATGATGAAAGGACTATGGTTCAAGGAAAAATTCGCATGGCTTGATGAGGACGAAATTAAACCCAATGACGTTGTGTTAATAAGCACACCGTTTTCCGACACAGGTGCAGTGCCAGACTATCTAGAAAAGTTATTAACAGAATGTGATAAAAACAATGTACCGGTCATGCTTGATCTTGCGTATGTAAGTCTATCCGTCGATCAGCAATTGGATCTCTCACATCAATGTATCGAATATGTGGTGTCGTCGCTGTCAAAAGTTTTTCCTGTAGAGTTACACAGGATCGGTATACGTATGCAGAGAAAGAAATTTGAAGATCAACTGTACGTGATCAATGAAAAAAATTACAATTACATCAACGTTATGAGTGCATACGTAGGAACCAAACTTATGGAAAAATATCCTGCAGATTACATATACAAAAAATATAGACAGGTGCAGTTAGACATGTGTAACAAGTTAAATGTAGAAGCGTCGCCGTGTGTGTACTTTGGCATAGACAAACAGGGACAGTTTCCGGACTACAATCGTGGAACAGAATCAAATAGACTGTGTTTTTCTAGAGTATGGGACGGGAGAATGAAGGATGAGTGATCCCTACTTTTATGATCAATGGCAGAACAATACATTAACTTTCAACATAGAAAAATACAATTTTCCACACTTGATCTTAAATGTGATCAAAGAAAAATTTCCTAATGTCTTATCATTAGAAACAATTCACCAAGCGGTAGAACCATCACACATATCTGAACTATGTTTGTATGTGCAAAAAGCATTTGGCAGAAAAGAATACATGGTATTGTTCGATCAGTTTGCAGAAGAATACATAGCACCAAAATTAAAAGGCAGGCATTACTTGATTAAAAGGCAACCAACACTAAATTGTGTTATCCCTAATCAGGTTAAACATGCAAGAAGGCTTCCGTTCCATCAAGGAATATTTTATAACAACGGTAAAGGAATGGCAACAATGTGGATGCCATTGACCAAAGCATTTGGCACTAATACTATGTACATTGCCAACTTAGAAGACAGTAGAAATTTAACAAAAGAAGTAATAGACCAAAAATTAAGCCTAGACAAGTTTGAAGAAAAGTGCCTACAGATATGTAGCCCTGTTGAAAAATCACCAGGCGAGGTGCACCTTTTCACACAAGAGCATATACACGGCAATCTGAACAATGAGACTGGAGTCACACGATGTGCAATAGATTGGCATGTGCTTCCAGAAGGTGAGGAATACAATGGACGAGAGCCCGGAGGCTTTTTCCGATTGCCTGGAGATCATGAGCAATCTGACCATACAGATTATACAGGAAAAACTTTTATCTCGTATGTTGGAAATAATAGTAGGTATGATAAAAAAATTCCTATACATTTCCAACGTAAAGTAATCGACGAATACTGCAAAAGTAAAGGCATTGTTAACAGCGGTGTCCAATTCGAAAATGAATTTTTAGTCTGGCTACCTATACTAGAACACTATATCCAACAAAGAATACACGGAATTGTTATGTTAAGCATACACAGTCTACCAAACGATAAAGCAAGGACCAACGAGCTATTGCACATGGCAATAGAAAACAATGTACAGTTACATTTTGCCAATGAGTTCTGTACACTCAAAGCACAGGAGGACCTAGACCGCATACAAACTTACTTGTCCTTTTCTCCTACTAAAGAAGGAACACAATGAAAAGTATAGTATCAAGTCATAATGACTGGGATCCTCTTGAAGAATGTTTTGTAGGTACGGCTACCCACGCTAGGTTTCCAACACTGGATCGCAGTACACATTCGTTTTGCTTCACTACAGAAAAGTATGACGACATATCTGGTATAGAAGGACCAGTTGATGAAAAAATAATCAACGAGTCCAACGAGGATCTCGACAAACTTGCTGAAACATTAACAGGACTGGGCGTTAAGGTTAGGCGTCCTACTGCTCAAGATCATTCAAAAATCTTTAGTACACCGGAGTGGACAACAACAGGATACCAGACATATTCCTGTAGAGATCTACTATTGCCCCTGGACAATCTCATAATAGACTGTGCATCACCATTGAGAAGTAGATATTTTGAAACACGGGCATACCGGGAATTTTTATACGAAGTCATGCACAATGGCACAGAGTGGGTATCGGCACCCAAACCTATACTACCTGATGAGATATATCAAGTAGAAAATCTAGGAGACCCGTCGACTCGTAATCTTGAAATAGTGTTTGACTCTCCAAACGTGGTGAGGCTAGGCAATGACTTGTTGTTCCAGGTCAGTAACTCCGGCACAGAACTAGGTGCACAATGGTTGAAAACAATACTAGAACCAAGAGGTTACAGAATACACATGGCAGATAAGTTTTATGCATTCGCTCATTTCGATAGCACAGTTCTACCGTTACGTCCTGGACTGGTACTGTTCAATGGTGACCGATTGAATCCAGACAGGTATCCAAAGATATTTGATAAATGGGATAAGATATTTTTCCCAGGAGACAAAATTGTTGACGTAGGTTGTGCATTACCTAACGGAGTCACAACCACTTCACCTTACATAGGACTGAATTTTTTCAGCGTCAATGAGAACTTGGTTGTCTGTGATAAGAATCAAACACACCTTCGTAGAGAACTAGATAAGCACGGTATAGAAAGTATAGGTCTCGAGATGAGGCATGCTAGAGCAATGGCCGGAGGCTTCCATTGTGTGACACTAGACACCAAACGTAAAGGATCTCGTCAGGATTATTTCTAATCCTTATTTTAGATTTTGGAATTCCGTAGGCAACTCGTCTATCTGCCTGACTATTTCACTAGAAATATCATTATGTAGATTTTTAGCCAGTTGGAAATTATGAAAAGTATCCTCTCCCTGTAGGTCCTGCCAGGATTGTGCCCAATCCTTGTTCTTTGTCATTTGGGAGTAGAATAGTATCTCTCGACAGTATCTCTTTACAACATCCTGCAGTGACTCATTAGGTCTCCTGTTCATATTATTTTTGAAACGGAATCCCCATTCTTTCATTTGTTGTGCTTCGGCATCTGCCCATATGGGCAACACAGGAGCAGTCGAAGTAAAACATTGGAGATGCTTCTCCGCGATGCCCCAGTGTACATAATGATCATAAAAAACGTCTCGATCCATTGCCACAAAAAAATGACATTTGTTAAGACATTTGTTTAGGATGGATAGATTACGTTTATGATCAAACCTTACATACTCTCCGCTGAGGTGACCTTGGTTCAAATCTTTTATGACCCTGTTTATACCAAGTGCATCATCTGGGTATGTTCTATCATTGGCTTTGATTTCGGGCATACCATACAAAGCGTTATCCAGAGCTCCAAGCTCTTTCAACATCATCAGTAAATGTGGCCCTGGGCCAATAGGATTGCTGGCCATGATCATGAATGAGTGTTCCATGTCATCGACCTTTCTGTGAAAGACCGGCGCTACTCCGCTCTCACTGAACATCTTGGAATATTGGTAGGCCATTGAATGTGTGTGTATGACTCTGACATTGTCGGGTACCGGCACCACTGATCTTATTTTTTCAAATGTCACTATCAAACGTGGTTTGCCTGTACGAACACAGGCTTGGTATAATTGTTCTATATGGCTGTCTAGAGATCCAGGCCCTAAATAGATGACAGGATTGCTCTCTACTGTATCATTTAATACATCTTTGTTCCAAATATACCAAAGCAAACTACTTGTGGGGGTTAAAAGGGGTCTGGCACCAAATCTAGCGTTGATAAACGGTACCGGATTGGCCCACTTAGGATTAATGTTATCCCATTCTGTTTCCCAAGGTCTCACTTCGAAGGGTTTTTCAAGCCTTTCTACTGCAATATTATTAGGAATGTTCATCAAGCGTAATTATCATCAATAAATACACACATAATGTTTTCAACAATAAAAATGGCGATCGCAATTATGTTAATCACCGGCATAGCGGGTGCGGGTGTGTACGTGATGAAACTACGGGCGGACAACGCCACACTGAAAGCCAACCAAATAGAATTAGAGAAAGGCATTGAAGCACAGACAAAGTTAATAGAACAACAGAAAGTGGACTTCGAGGCCATAATGGAGAGCAACAAGAAACTTAACACTCTAGTGATGACTTTCAAGAAAGACCTAGACGAGTTGGACAAGCGTTTCAACAAGAAGAAAAGAGACGTTGGTAAATTGGCCATAGAAAGATCCAAATCCGTTGAACGTGTGATAAACAAAGGTTCGGCTGAAGCAACTAGATGTGTGGAACTGGCCAGTGGCGCAGAAAGAACAGAAGCAGAAATCAAAGCAACAAAGAAATCGGAGATAAACACGATGTGCCCAAGCCTGGCAAATCCTAATTTTGTACCTTATGAATAAAATTTTAGCAGTAGCATTGATATTATTACTCACAGGATGTAGCATAGGCGGAGAGAAGAGGATCAAACTGTTTGCGGTTGAAGAGCCAAGACAGAAGTTGAACCTACCAGATCCAATGCCATTGACACTGGAAGACATCCGTTGGATAATAATCACAAGTGAGAACGCACAAGAGGTTTTCAAGAAGTTGGAAGAGCAGGGAATAGACCCTGTGTTGTTTGGATTGACTGACAAGGACTACGAGATGTTGGCCAAGAACTTCGCACAGATAAGACAGAAATTACAGGAAACAAATAGTCTCCTGGAAGAGTACAAGAAATATTACGAGGGAGAAGAGAATGCAGACAGTAATTAAAGTAATAGCAGAACATCTAGATGTTGCAGAGAGCAAGGTTACACCAGAAGCACACCTAGTTGATGATCTAGGTGCAGATCCATTTGACACAATAGAACTAGTGATACAAGTGGAAAAAGCGACAGGTGTAAAAATATCAGAGGACGACGGTGACAAAGTCCAAACAGTACAGGATCTAATCAACCTAGTGGAGAAAAAATAATGTGGACGTACAGATGTAAATTGAGAAGAGTGGTAGATGGAGACACGGTGGACGTGGACATCGACCTAGGCTTTGGCATAT